ACTTCGCGATCGAGTACAAGAATCAATGCCAGTACTCGTTGATGTCAGACATCATCGTCAACAACTCGGCGGCTGCACTGGAAGTCGCGAGTATTGGCGCCCAAGCACAAACGTCATGCGTGTTCACGAACATCATTTCGAAAGATTGTTCGTATGTGCTCGGCATGGGTAAAGCGACGTATAACGCCTTCAGTAACGCCGTTTGCGCGATTCAATCGCCTTTCCCAGGTGGCGTGAACAAAGGCATCATCACGATTGCCGGTGCTGACTACAACGCATTTCGCGGCTTCCTGTTCACGGGTAGTTTCGCTTTGCCGGTGCAACATGCGGCTAAGTACAACTATACGGATGGCGAGTTTCATACGACCGGCCCGATTATTCAGCTTGACTCCGGAGCCCAGAACAACGTTACCGCAGTCAATCATCCGGGTACGCGCACTAGCATCCAATCGGCTATCACGGATAGTTCGGGGCAGTCGCGGTCAGGCGCAACGAGTAATCCTGTGTATTGCCATGCGACGGGGGAATACATTGGAACCTTGTCGGATTGGTTCTGGTTTTCCAATGCATCCAGCGGCGCGTCTGGGCGTCAATCCACTTCCCATAAATGGCTACTTGAAGGAAGCGGTAATGCTCAAGCTACCATTTTGACTAATGGCACCGGCACGTCAGTTGGATATACAGTCTCCAAGACTGGAGAGTCGCACGGTCTTAACTACAACTGGAGCAGTGGTGCTTGGGCACTTGATGCCGGCACTACTCCGGTAACATATCAGTTTGGATCATCTGCGACGTTTGGCGCAAATCTGATCTTGAATAGCGTATCGCCTATTCTTGATTTCAATCCCCCGTCCGGAACGACCAGTGGAACTATCAATTTTGATGTAAATGCATCAAGATCTTGGCAAGTTCAAGGCACTACCTCATCGTTTGTCGTTGCTAGATATGTGGGTGGGGCATTCCAAGATTCTCCAATCATCGTATCCAACAGCACCGGCAATGTGACGTTAGCTAATGCCATTGTTCCGAACAGCACAAAGGGTATTGTTGGCACTGCGACGAACGACAATGCAAATGCAGGGAGCGTCGGAGAGTATCAAACTTCGACTGGATCTGCTATCGGACTGACTTCCGGGAATTACGTTGACTTGGCTACCCTGCCTTTGACGGCAGGAGATTGGGATATCCAAGGTACCGTAAACTTCAATGGCTCTAGTCTCGCGGCGTCTATCGTAGTTGCTGGCATCAATACGGTAGCTAATACGCCGCCTGGGGGAACTTCTGGGGCATCTCAATTTTTGACTTTCGGAAGTGGAACTTTGACTGGAGCTAATCTCTCCAGCCCCACGGTCAGACAGTCGTTATCTGCCAATACCACTGTTCGTCTTGGCGGCAGCATGACGTTCTCAGGAGGCTCTGTGACCGCTACTGGCACTATCAGAGCGCGCAGAATTCGCTAACTGATGGGTTAAAACATGACAACCTCTCTCAATACAGTCCCGAACCAGACGACTGCCCTAGATATCATTACGCTCGCGCTCAAAACGGCGAACGTGGTTGGTGTCGGGCAAACCGCGAGTGCAGAGGATGTTAATGATTCGTTCAAGCTGCTGAACATGCTGCTCGCGCAGCTTCAGCGGCGCCGTTACTTCGTCTACCAACTCCAAACGACCTCAAAGCAGGCAACAGGTGCGCAATCCTATACGGTCGGCCCTACTGGTGACTTCAACATCCCGCGGCCGGCCAAGATTGAATCGGCATATTTCCGCCTGCTGACGACTGGCCCTCAGCCTGTCGATTACCCGTTGGAAATCATCCGGTCACAAGAGGATTACAACAAGATCGGCCTCAAGTCGTTGAACGCATTCCCACGATATGCGTTTTACGACATGGCGTTCCCGCTTGGGAATCTTTTCGTCTGGCCGATCCCAAACAATCAGTACACGATCTTCATCAGCACGATGCTGCAATTGCAGCAGTTCCAGACCGTGAATGATACGGTGGTGCTGCCGCCCGAGTATGCAGCAGCGCTATATTGGAATCTCGTGCCGGAACTCTGGACATTTTATGGTGTGACGCCGGACCCGACGACGGAAGCGCGTGTCGTCAAAAAGGCTGCTGCTGCGCTGGACATCATCGAAGAAGCAAACGCACAGATTCCCCAATTGGCGATTCCGTCTGCACTTAAGAATAATGCGGGCGGATGGTGGAATATCTATGGGGACCACATGGTAGGCACCACACCGTAATGAAAATCCCGCTCGTCACTGGTGCGTATCAGGCTAAATCGCTCGTTGCAGAAGCGCAACAGTGTATTAACCTGTATATGGAGCGGAATCCCCAAGATTCGCCGTTTCCTTTCACTTGCTACCAGACACCCGGACTTACACTGCTTGCGACGGCCACTCCTACGACAGGGAATGGCTGGCGCGGCCTCTACTCGGCATCTAACGGTACTACGTATGGGGTATGTGGATCGACCGTCTATGCTATTTCGAATAGCTGGGTGCTGACGAAGTTGGGCGATCTAACGTCGTCGTCGGGCCAAGTCTCGATGGTCGACAATGCCAACTATCTGATCATTGTGGATGGAACGACGAATGGCTGGACGGTGAACCTTGCAACAAATGTCTTCGCCCAACTCGTCACGCCGGGGTTTTCTGGCGGCACGCTTGTGAATTTCATGGATGGGTTTCTGATTTTCAACACGCCCAACACGCAGCAATGGTACATCTCTCAGGGCAACCAGATCACCTTCGATTCGACGCTCTTTGCCTCGAAATCCGGGTTCTCAGACAAGCTGATCGGTATCGGCGTTACGAAGCGCTATGCCTATTTATTTGGCGCTGAAACTACGGAAGTCTGGTTCGATGCTGGCGATACGCCGTTCCCGTTCGACCGCCTTCCTGGCGTGTTCATGCAGTATGGTTGCGCTGCTCCGTACTCGATCGCTCAGATGGATGGTTCGTTTTACTGGGTCGCTCAATCTCCCCAAGGTACCGCGATCATTTGCCGATCCGAAGGGTTCAACGCCCAGCAGATCTCCACATTCGCGCTGGATAACGCGATGGCCAGCTATCCTGACCTCAATCAGGCAGTCGGCTTTACCTACCAAATCGAAGGTCACTTCTTCTATGTGGTGACATTCCCGATCAGTGATGTGACGTGGCAATACGATCTGAGCACGCAGCAATGGAACCAGCTTGCATGGGCTGACGACCAAGGCGCCTTACATCGCCACAGGGCGAATTGCTACGCGTCGGCCTACGGTTCACCCATTGTCGGTGACTGGCAGACTGGCCAGTTGTATCGATGGGACGTGAACAACTATACGGATAACGGGAATCCCATTGTCAGGATCCGATCCTTCCCGCATGGGGTTGACGACTCGTCAAACCGAATCCACTACATGGAGTTCATCGCCAATATGGAAGTAGGCAATGGGACCGGTGCGAATGATCCGGTCTCGGTCTTCTTGCGATGGAGCGATACCCGCGGAGTGAGCTGGGGCAATCCTGTGCAGCGCTCGCTTGGCAAGGAAGGCGAATATATCAAGTCAGTCCAGTGGCGACGGCTAGGGATGGCTCGAGATCGTGTGTTCGAAGTTTCATGGTCCGCGCCCGTCAAGACAGCTCTTTTGGGAGCATGGGTGGAAGCCCAGTCGAATAACCAATGAGCAATCTCCAGGCCGATATCCCGCTCGTCAACGTTCCTTTTGTCGATGACAAAGGGAATGTCTCGGAGCCGTGGTTTATTTTTCTGATCCAGCTCTGGCGCCGTACAGGAGGCTCATCACCTGCGGGTAATGTTTTGACTATAGGCGACGTGCTTGGTTTGGAGCAGACATTTAATCATGCAGTGGCATCGAAAGACAAAATCGGTGCATTCGATCTGACATTTGCACCTGCGCAGACTGTCGCAAAAATGGCTGATGTAGTAGTGTCGCAGCCGCAATCAGCATCAAAATTCGTGGATATGGTAACGCCTCCTATCCACGATATCGGTGGCCCGACGACTACGACGAGTCCGGCTGCGGGAGGTGCTGGAGCTCTGCCGGCCACACCTTCTGGCTATGCCATTGCAATGATTGACGGGGTGAAGCGCCTCGTCGCGTTTTACTGAGGACCGCTATGCAACGTATTCCTGTCGCCGTCGCATCGCAGCAATTGGGAGTGGCGGCCACTACGATCTATACCGCTCCGACGGCCACGACTGCGACCGTCGCGAATATGTCGTTCTCTAACACATCGGCGAGTGCCGTACCGATCACGGTCTATAACGTGCCGAGCGGCGGGTCTGCTGGTACCTCGAATATCGTTGTCCCGTCATTCTCGCTGTCGGTCGGCCAATCTTATGTTCCGCCTCAACTCATTGGCCTGAATTTGGCCCCCGGAGCGACCCTGCAAGCCTTGGCTGGGACAGCATCCGTTGTCAATGCGCAAGGCGGTGTCTATGAAACCTCTGGGAGCTAAAGCATGGCCAATTACCTTGGTGTTGATACCGACGATCAGGTTGTTAATACTCTGACGTTCAAGCAAGCCCCGGCTGATGTGATTCAGTCGATTTATCATATTTCAGTTACGTTGTCTCCGGCAGCTGTGGGAGGAGCATCCGCAACTACTGCGGAGCAAACCTTTACCGTTCAAGGTCTGCGTGTCGGGGACGTAGTGTATGTATCCAAACCCACTGCG